AGTATCATCTATTGGTACCTGATGAGACGATGTGGAAAAGCGAACGGCGCTCTTGCCTGAGGGTCACTTATCTTATACTTAGGAGGACAAAATGAAATACTCAGAGTTAAAACAAAAAGTACTAAAAAGAAATGCATTAATTAAGGTTATTAAGAATATAGTCCCAGTATTAAATGTATCAACAACTATAGTAAAGAAACAAGCTACCCTATTAATAAACAAGTTTGATTGGGTAGAAGTAGGAAGAGACTATAAAAGTTTCTATGTCAAATTTGATAATATTAAACTACGTGGTAGTAGAGTATATCATTTATGGGACATATATGTTTGTTTCTCTAAGGGAAGTCAAACCTATCCAAAAATAACGTACTATAATATAGCCCCTCATTCCAATGAAGAGGAATTATTATGCTATGGAATGGAATTCGATTCTATAGCTGATATGGTAAATTATGAATTGCTTATTCCCGCAAGACATCCACATATTTCAACTGGCACTGGTGATGCGTGTCTTGGTGATTTTGAAAAAACAATATATAATTGTTTAGGTATCTATAATTATGCTGCTGCATTATTAACAATAAAACAATTCCTATTATCTTGGAATGTGAATAGTCCATATTGGAATGTAAATGATTGTTATAATTACTTTTTTAGGGCAGAACGAGGATATAAATATCTAACATATGCTGAACTAGCATATATATATATTAGTGAATGGGGAAGAAATGCAAATGTCGTGGCAGATATATGTGAATCTGTCAAAAGAAAAACTGGCAAATTTGATGAATCTTGGATTGATAAAGTAAATAGATTTCAAGTTTGTCAACAGGATAGATTAGATAGATTTCTTACTGATCTTCCTATCGATGACACGCATTCAGCGTGGAATTGGAATAAAGATAGACATCCATTCCTTGAAATGTGGCATAGAATAGTTAAATTAAAAGGAGCTGACTGGACTTGGGGTAGTAATGCTCAAACATCTATAGCTAATTGTGAGAAATTAGACCTTGTTTATAGTGATTTTAGATTTATAATTAGTTCATTCAGAACTAAAGTTTCACATACTTTCTCAAAATTTGATATAATATTTTATTATTATAATCATCCACTTGGGAATCAATGGAGACGTGGTCACTGGGATATAATTATGAAGAAAAGAATGGAACAGATTCTTAATAAGACAATAAATGAGGTAGCATTAACTGGATCATCTGTGACAGCAGCAAGAAAAAGAAGATTGCTTAGAAGTCGTGGAATTGAAGCGTTATTTCAAGAAGGAACTAATTTGGATAACGTTGATAAATTACTATATGATTCTGGGATTATAGCATATAGAATGGCAATAAAGAACAGCAAAGAGGCAATAAGGAGGCTCAAAAATGAAGTTGACGATTTTAAAGCCAGTTTTGACCAAACTTAATTATTTCTTAGAGACATTTCCTAAGAAAGAATGGAGTGGGCCAGGCTGGTTTGCTTGTAAGCAAGAAAAGAATGAATTTCCAGAGGAATTTGTTTTATTGGATTTTCATCCTCTTGACTTAGGTACTCATAGTTCGACAGAATGGGATTCTAAAGCTATGCTCTCAGTACTTAAGGAGAAGATAAAAATTAATCCTAAATTAAAGAAATGTTATTTAGGGTTAGTTCACAGTCATCATACTATGGGTGCATTCTTTAGTGATACTGATGATGATACTTTAGAAGAAATGGCACCAGATATTGGATTTTATCCAAGTCTTGTGGTCGCAACTGCTAAGGAAAAGTATGCATTTGCAGTGTCATATAAAGATCAGTATCAAATTCCTCATTTGGTAGAATCTGATGATGATTGTGAGATATTACCATTAATAAAACCCAAGAAAGACTGGGCGGATATCGCTAAGACACTCAAAAAGACTGCAAAAGCAACAAATCATTGGACAAGAGGAAATGGACAGGGTATAATCAATTATGGACATGGCGACTATGGTCAAAGCTATGGATATAAACATTTTCCTATTGAAAAAAAGTCTGCCAAAGTGTCAGTTAATGATATTAAGTCTAGTAAGGAAAGCTATTATCCTGTACTAAGCAACGAAGAAGAAGAAATGGTATATAAATGCTTTGATGCATGGGAAAATAGATTAATGTCTTGGGATCAGGTCACGCTTAAACTAGAAAAGGTTGGTATAAGAGACCCTCTTGAATTCTTTGGAATGACTTATGATACAAAGGAATATCAATCGTATAGTAAATAAGGAGGTTAATATGGCGCTAGAAAATAGATTCTTACGAAATAAGGATTTAATTCCACAAAATAAACTTGATGAAATAATGGTAATTGGTTTAGGGGGCATTGGCAGTAATGTCATTGCCCTCTTATCCATTATGGGATGGGATACTATAATAGGATATGATGAAGATAAGCTTGAAGAACATAACTTATCTGGTTGTTTATATCCTATAAATATGTTAGATGTTCCCAAGGCAAAGGCAGCTAGAGATTTGGCATTAGCATTTGGTGCGAAAGATGCTGATATGTCCGAAATAAATTGGACATATGATTTAGATGTTATGCTTCCCAAAGTAATCTTAGCCACCGATAATATGGAAGTTAGAAGAGATGCTTATGATGAATGGGTAAAATTACCTAATCGTCAGCTTTTGATTGATTTACGTATGGATGCACTTGCAATGGAGATTATTACAACAACAAAAGATAATGATTTCTTTAACGAAAGTTGGGTACCAAGTGCAAAAATAGAGGATGCCCCCTGTACTATGAAACATACAATATTTACAACAAGTATTGTATCTGGTTTAGGAATCAGTCAGTTGTTTAATTCCCTTGTAAAACTACCATACTATGCGTATATTTGGGTTGGATTAATACCACTTTCAATAAAGAAAACTCATCTAATAAAGGGATAAATAATGATAAAGCCTCAGAAAATCTCCACTAATTGGAGTGAAGTACCTCATGGTGTGACTTATTACTTTATAGGTCAACCTAAAACAGGCAAAACAACAACGGCAAGTCGTTGGAGCGAAAAAGGAACCGAGGGTGTGTTGTTAATTGATACAGACCTCGGTTCTGATTACGTTGAAGGAGCCAATGTTGTGACTGCTACTAGCTTAAATATTCCTTACAGGGAATTAAAGTCAGATGGTAAGTCCGTCATAAAAAATGGTAAAACACAAATGGAAATTATTCCACCGGAAGAACGAGGATATTATTATCGTTCAGGTGAGAATCGTGGTAAACCAATGCCTGTTTATTCTATGGTAGAAATATATCAATGGTTAAAACAAAATTTCCATAAACAATCTGAGTTTAATACCATAGTTATTGATACCATTGATGTAATAAATAAATGGATTGAAGAAGAAGTCGTCAAAGAACTCGATATTACTGGTATGGGTGAAGGTTCTTGGGGGGCTGATTGGTTTAAAGCAAGAAAGAGAAATGTTGATCTCATAAAGAAACTTCAATTATTCATAAAGAAAAATGGATATGATCTTGTTTTAATAAGTCATTCAAAATCTTCAACATCAACAGATGGTAAAATTCAGTTGTTGCCAGAATTACCAAGAGGTTTAGCCTATGCATTATCAGCAAAAGCAGATGTTATAGGTTATACAACGGCAAATAAGGAGGACGGAAAATACTATATAAGTTTCCAGTCCTACGATGAACGTGCAGTAGGAAGTAGGTTAAAGCCACTTGCACAAAAAACTTTATTGTTTGATTATGATGCAATAAAGAACGAAATCCTAAATTACAAAGAGGAGTAAATAATGAGATTCAGACCTGAAACAGAATCAAATGGAAGTTGGACGGGCTTTCAAAATGTACAAATAACGGACTTCTCAGATAGAAGTAAAGATACAAGAGATGATGGTGAAATAAAATTTCCTTGGGCAGATGTTTATTTAGAAGTTATGCTCGCTGGAAATAGTAAGTATCCAATTAGATTACAAGTAGCTGGGTCTTATGATAAAGATAGTGACGGTAGGATTAGAACCTGTTCATTATTAAATAAGATATATTACTTATTTGATGCCATTGGTTTTGGCGGCGGGCCAAATACTATAGGTGAATGGGAAACTAAGACAGGAGATAAGATAGAAAATATCCAGACATTCCTGAATAATAACTATGTTGCCGACATATCAGATGATACAAAGCCATATTATGTCTATGTTTATAGGACATTACAAAAAGATAAAAAAACTGGCGAAGAGAAGGAATGGACAAGAGTATGTCCAAAGATTGTTATTGATACGCCAGACAACAGAAAGGAATTAGAAAACTATGTAACCTTTATGAAAAGTAGAGGACATATAAAAGAAGTAGAACCTAATAGCTCAGGTAATTCAGCAACCGTGAGTACAGGCTCTTCTGAAGATACTTTTTAATGTATTTAGAAGTTGCAATAGAAAGCCCTCGTAAAAGAGGGCTTCTTGTTGCATTAGACAGTCTTCCACATATCCTAGTAACAGAGGGTAAGAAAAAGGCAGTATATCGTAGTACTTATTTATATTACGATGATGCCATTGATTACCAAAAGGCAAATGGAACTTTACGTGATTTTCAGGGAATGCGTGGGCTTGATCAGATTATCATAGATATAGACAAGAAAGATAATTCTGATAAGTACACTCAGGAAAAGGCACAAAGTATCATTTTTGACCTTTATGAACTAGGTGTGACGGATGGTAATATCCAACCCTACTTTAGCGGGACAGGTTATCATATTGCTATTTCCAATAACCTATTTAATATAGAGCCTTCTAAGAATACTCCTTATATTTTAAGGGAGACAATGAGGAAGATATTTGATGATATTGACATTTCTATTTATAATAGGACTGGAATATATCGAATGGAACATACCTTAAATTCAAAACGAGGTTATTATAAGATACCATTAAGTATAAGAGAATTATTAAATCTTAGTCCAGAACAAATAAAAAACTTAGCAGAAAGACAAAGATTTGAGTTCAATTATAAAGATATTTCCGATGTTGATGATAAGGAAAAACTCAAAGGTTATGTAGTAAGAAATGTTCCTCAAGTTAGGGAACTTCAAACAACCTTTGAACCAAAGAATGTGGTTACTTGTTTACAAGCAATATATAGAGAAGGACCACAAGAGGGGAATAGAAATCACGCAATATTAAGATTTGCTTCCCATTATCTTCGACACGGTATTCCATCTGAGGCTGCGAAAGCAGCTATATTGAATTGGAATAATGATAGTCTTGACGAACAAGGAGTCCTTCAAAAGATAGAAGACACTTATAACCGTGGTTATCGTTATGGTTGTAATGACTTTTTATTAAAGGAATATTGTAGTCCAAGATGCGTATATTATAAGAATAAAGATTACCTCGTTGAAATAAAGAATAGTGATGATATGCAAAAAGCATTGGAAGAACGAGTAAGTGCAAACTTTGATGGAAGAGTAATCTGCTTAGACGAATTATTTGGTCTTCAAGGCAAAGATATAACAATATATCCTGGTGAACTTGTGACAATATTTGGGCCGACAGGTACTAATAAAACTACATTGGCACAAAATATAGCACTAGGATACGATGCCTATAATGACCTAATTAGAAGTGAATTACAAATTCCTACACTCTATTTATCATTAGAACTTACAGATTGGTATAGTCATAAAAGACATCTTCAAATAGTTAGTGGTATGAGTAAAAAGGAAATTGAGGAAAATCTAAAGGAAATGTATCAATTCCATAGAGAGAATATTTCTCATATTGCCATTAATACTGTAAGTCCAACGATAAAGAAGATTCGGGAAATGGTACAAAATGTACAACCCAGATGTGTAATTGTCGACTATATAGACCTTGTAGAGCCTCCTGGACACATACGAGGAGAATATGAGTCTATAAGATATATAAGTCATGCACTTTCAAATCTTGCAATTAATATGGATATTATTATTATCCAATTGTCTCAAACTAGTAGAGAATATTCAAGGAAGGAAGTACTTGATCTTTATGCTGGAAAGGGATCAGGGGCTATTGAAAATGCCTCAAGAAAGGTAATTGGTATCAGTGGAAATGCTCAAAGAAAAGATCGTAAGGTAGAAATGTTTAAGAATACTGATGGCGAACTCTTTGAAGTAGATTTAACATGGACACCAAGTTTTAGATTAATACGTCAAGATCGTGTTAATTTAGGAGAATCAATTACTACAAATAGAACAATACTTACATTGGAGCAGAAAGATGACAATAAGACAACAAACGTCGTATAATAAAATGACATCTAGTGAGCTTATTGGCGAGCATATTGACCTAATAAATGAAAAGATGATGCTAGAAAATGAGTTACTGCACAGGGATCAATTAAGTTCATCAGGTTTAGAAGAGACTGAATCTGAATATAAACATGTTGTTAATGAACTTACTATCTTACAGCAGACATTGAAAAAGAAAATGGATAATATTGATAAGTTTATGGTCAATCTAAATAAAAGGAAACATCTCATAGTTGGCGAAATAGAGGCACAGACTTTTGAGATGACACGCCTAAAGAAACGTAAGAATGCCATAAGTAGTACTCTTCAATATTTTAATGAACATCTTCTACCATCTATTATACATGAGATAGGTGATAAGAATGGAGTATTTGAAACCAATACCGCTAGATATAAACTGTACAACTCGTATGGACCAGTAAAGATAGATGAACAGTCACTTGGGGATGATTATAAACAAGTAAAGATGGTAGATTCTATCAACAAAACAAAGGCTAGAAAAGACGCCATTTACGCCCACAAAGCTGGTACACAATTTCCAGATGGGATATCTATATATCAAGTTGAAAAAGTTAGAAGATCATAATATGTTTAAAATATATATTTGGTCTGGTGGCTTTCAAATGTTTTTATTAAGATATTTTCATTTGGCAATGTTGTTTGATGTGGATGAACGTGGAGAATATTTCCAGGTAACATTAGGTATCTGGAAACCAACAATAACAATACAAATAGGAACAATTAACTATGACAAAAAAAACTCAAGGAGAACGAATCTTAAAAATACTTGAAAATGGTGACACATTAACTCCTATGTCAGCATCTACACAAGGTTTGGGGATAAGATTGGCTGCTCGCATATTTGATTTACGTCAAAAGGGTCATTCAATTGAGACACTTAGAGACAATACTTTAGGTGTAGCAAGATATAGGATGGTAAGATGAAATACATGAACCCATTCTATAGAAGTAATCGTAAGTTTTCACGAATATGGAGAACACTTAAACAGCTCCGTCATAGAATACAATTACTTGAAGAGGAGTTTTCTACATTACGTTCAAGAACTCCTAAGAAGTAATATAACTAAGAAACAGATAAAAAATCCAGTGGCGAGGGAAGGGAATTCTCAAAAAAGTATATGTGACCATGATCGCGAAAATCTTCGCCCGAAAGGCACAATACTTTAGAGACTAAGAGCTAGATAGTAACAATACTTGATGGTTATACGATAGCATGTAATTCCAGTTTTCGATACTCAGTTGTCCAAAGGGGTGGCTGACTAAAGTTAAGGGAAGTAGTTTAAGTACCTAAACTTATCCATGCTGGTTATGTTGGGTTATCTAATCATCAGACATTTTCCCTCTAGTAAGATCGCCTCTGTTTCTTATATAAATGAATAAAATCCTAAAAAAGGTATCAGGCATACATAGACGTGGATTCTTATATGAAGAAAAGGAGAAGGAAATGGAAAAATGTACGAATATGTTAGACATAATCCCAGATGATGTCGATGTAACTCCTCATAAATATAAATATGCTGGATCGTATGATATTAATATTGATGGGATAGGTGGTGACTATTGGGAATGTTCTGAATGTGGAAATATAGAGTTTGATGAACCAGATAATATATAAAAAGGTACTTTATCCAATACATAAGCAATTTTGGAAAAGAGCTAAGAAGAAACTTTCTCGTAAAATAACAGCACTGTACTCTAATCTTAAAAAAAGAAGTATGGCAATGGATATTAAATTTGATATAACAAGAAAAGAACTAGAGAAAATGTTTCTTGACAACTATGGGAAACAATGTGTATATTGCAGTAATATATTATCAATAAAGACAATTGCTTGCGATCACATCATTCCCATGGTAAAGGGTGGAGAAAGCACGGCAACCAACCTTAGGCTTGTATGTAAAACTTGCAATACACGAAAAGGCCCACTGGATGAAGAGGACTTCAAAAAAATTATAAAATGGATAAGTAGACAATCAGAAGAGGTAGAGGCATATCTCTTACGTAAACTAGCAAAAGGAGGAAAGTACTAATATGAAATTCTATAAAAAAGGATCTTCAGACAATAATTGGCTGGAAAGTAAATACGCAAGAAAGAGCCAAGCAGAACGAGATACTATAGTTTGGTACTTTACTAATCATCCCATATTCGGCAGCACTGAGTGGTTTGATAGTGACAAGGTATTGCATACACGAAATAGGGTAAATGGGAATAGACTATATAGCAACCCTACGAAAGCAATAGGTCGAAATGTAGAAAGAGTAGGAAGAGGCAGAAAGAATCGTAACAGTGTTCCATTTAGATGCAGCGATTGCAAAAAAGCTTGGCAAAAAGTGGATGAAACTTATAACAAGGGTATTAGTTACTTAGCAAAAAGTATATGGAAAAATATACCATTAGACGATAGGAGGTGTCCAAATTGTGAATAGAGTACCGAAGAGTAAGGGTTCAATAACCATACAATTAAGTATTGATGAGATAAAGAATATAATATTTAGCTTACAAAGCATAGCTACTCACAATATTGAAAGTAAGGAAATCTACAATGATAAATATGCTAGCTTAGTAAATGACCTATCAATTGGCTTGGCAGATTATTATAAAAGAGAAAAGGCTATCCATGAATGGGATAATGAACTTAAGTCAGAAGGATAATTTCGTGAGACTATGCGACGCCTGTGATCGACCAGCAGAATACGAATATACTGACTGGGATGAAGAAGAACAAAGGACAATTACGATTGGATTTTGTTGCGAAACAAATCACGAAATATTCGATGAATTACGTCACCGGATTGAAACGGGAATACGAGACTTAGTAGATACGTTTGAAGGTAGGAAATCATACCCACAAAAACTACCTATTGACGAAGAGTCTCAGCATGGAATACCGGAAGACGACCAAATAGTAAAAGCTCACAAGTTTATCAAAAAGATAGGGCTAGATGACTATCCTTATGATGAAGAGTTCTAAGAGGTTAAAACTAAAGTGCCTAAAACAATAAACGCTCAGGTTAAGGTAAGAAGTAGTTGGCTGGTGGGTACTACCGAGTTTTAACCTAAATTTAGGAGAAAATAATGATAAGCTTTGAAGGAAAAACTGCGCAAAAATATTGCTCAAATTATCGTCGTGGTATATGTGAAGGTGTACACATAGAGGCCCAAGCCATTAAGGGTTTCACCACTCCTGTCCTCCTATACATCGACGATAAGAAAGCTGGGAAGAAATGTACAACCATTGTAGAAAAATGTGGTTTTTACAAAAGTGTTGTTCTTCCCGGAGTGCCATAGATCCTCCATCTATACGGCAAGTAGGGCTCCCATGAAAATGGGAGTTCTACTATTTTTTTTCACTCTCTACAAAATATCTGCGATTATTCGACCTATTTACTATTAACAGAATGACCGTCAATAGCCCTAAAACGCCGTTTACGGGACTTTCTTGGTCAACCCTGTACATATACTAGTATAAATCATTTTAAAGCGAATTTTGGAAAATTTACCCCAAAATTGAAACTGGTTTTTAAGAAACTTTTCGGGAGCCCCAGTGGCTCGAAAACAGACTTTAATTGAGTTTTCATTCTTCCCTATACGGCTTTGTAGTCCTTGTCTTGCTTTTTCGCAAGCTAGAAGACCAATCCTTATTTTTTATCCTATCAATTTTTATTTGATCAATTCTGGGGTCTTTCGATCCCATCTTTAAATTATGTTCATAGGTACCCATTGAAATTCGTTCTCTCGCCATTTTTTTTAATGTCGATCTAGAAAATTTAGATTCTGCCGTAGCTTTACGTATTGCACTAGCCATATCCTTCGAATATTTCGGGCTCCTTACCATCTTGAGATATCTCCAAGCAACCTTCGCAGATTTTTTTAAAAAAATATTAGCAACCATCATTTCTCCTCTTTAGATTTTTAATAGCGCCTTCCTCCCAAGAAATTTAGCACCCTTGACACCGAGCTTTAACGCCAACCTACGTGCCTCTTTTAAATCATTTACTTTAAGTGCTGCAAGAAAGCGTGACCTTAATGATTTCCTTGCATAAGTCCTAACTTTCTTCATCTTACTAGCATTAGTACTCCTGGCTACATTAAAATGCTGTTTTCTCTGGATATGTGAACTTTTTAGCACATCATATTTATCGCTAACTAAGATGTCATGTAAAAATCCACCACGAGGACCTTTCCACAACTTAATATTTACATTAGTTCCACCGACTAAATAATGAGGTTTATAGGCTGAGCTATAATTTAACACAAGCTCGCCATTCTTGCCGACACTAAAATTCTTCATAAATTTACTAACTTCGTTTGCCTTAGATTCAACATTGGCATGCAATCTATTTACGCCTCTAAGACGAGTTCCCATTTGACCTATTCTATTTTCAGCTTGCCCTCTTACTGCATCCAGGTCATGTAAATCAACACCACTTCTCAATACTTTATCAGCCATCTTAAACATGTGATCTTTTCTGGCGGCCTTTATAAGCTGACTCTTGTCACCCCCAACATTTAATATGTTACTAACAGATGCCTTTGCATCACCACTAAGACCCCATTTATTTATTGCACCCTCATGTCCCTTAAAAATAGTCTTTACATCTGTTCTTGTTGGCCTAGAAAGACCCTTCTCAACCATTAGAGAGCCACTATACTTGTTACCCATTGTATATCTTACGAGCTGATTTTTTAATATCTCATGTCTACCAAGCCTCTTGTATTTACCAAGACCAAACCTTTTTGGCTTTTCTCCCTTTAACTCTGCAAATTCAGCAGCTTGTTCTATTTTAATTTGGTTCGCAGCATGATTTAGCTCGGCTGGAGTAGTATGACCCCAGTCTCTCATAATTTTCTCAGTATATTTTATTTTAGCAGAGTCAGACATACCTTTAGGAAACTCATCTGGATTGTTCTTAATAAATGTCTGAACTTCATTCCTCCAGTTGTTCAACATGTGACCCAAAAATAATCTACCTTTCTTTGCACCCTTGCTATAAAAATCTTCTATTAAAGTACTTCTCCTCTCTGGAAGAGCACTTAACATCCTTGTTATGGGAGTATGTTTTAGAGCATGGGTCCCACCAACTACTGCCCCATAAACACCTGCAGCACCCAATAAACCACGCTCTACATCTCTGTCCATTATAGAATTCCCCTAGGATAACGCTGTTTCTTTTCCTTCTCTTTCTTGGACTGCCTAGCAAACTGTACATAAGGAAGACCACTAATTTTTTCCACACCATACATAGGATTCTCAAGTACGCCACCTGGGCCTACAACATCTTTGATCATGCGACCGAAGGGAAACATGGTGTAAATATAATAGTTACTTAGCTTAGCATAGTCATCTGTAACAATACCTTTAAATAGCGGGGGTAGCATTCTTAGTGCCGGGGGAGTTACCATCTGCAAAGGTTGCAGAGGGTGGGGATAGGCACCAAAGAATGCTCGCTCCCGCTCTTTATCATCGCCGAACATAAGCTCGGCTGTGTCTTGGAACCAATTCCAAGGGGCTGGCAATGCCATTTCAAATAAGGAATACATAAACACTGAGGCTAAAGATAACATGAAGAGGTCAGCAGTTGCCAGCCGCTGGAATCTTTCAAATTCTGCGGTTCCCTCTCGCCATCCAAATCTGGATGCATCCCTGATAACCTGGTTACGAAAAGCTACTGCATTCCAAGACCATAACTGAAACCTGGTCCATACTTTACCAAGTGCAGTAGCGGCAAACATAGGGCGGTGAGGTGCAGAGTATAAGAACTGTGTCGCCTTTACCCCCCTCTTTGCCATTTGAATCAAGTAAGGATGATCGAACTGTCTAATTGCCACACCAAACTTTTCACGAGCCTGTAAATAGTGTGCCATAAAAGCATCCCTACGTAGGGTACGTTCTGGGCGTCGCATAAACCACGCGGCTTTGTCAAATATACTTTTGCTGAGTCCATGTTCTTCCGCAAGAGAATATAAACTTTTGTCATCCATCTCTGGGTCTTTATTAATTTTTTTTCTTGCCGCCCTAAAAAACTTATCCCACTTTGCTCCCTTTAATTCAGGACTGAGGCCGGCTTCATAAATCATAAATTCTTCATGAACACCTTGTCTTTGCACAAAGCCCTCTACATCTTCCATACTTTCCCACTCTGGGTTAACATTTGTTTTTAGATACGCAAAGTTCCTTGCATTCTTAAGATTACTGTACCCAGTAGAGATAAGAGTATGTACAGTACCACCATAAAAGTTAGCTATTGCACTCTTAGGATGTGCAAGCAACGAAGCCAGCTCATATTTAGCCTCAAGATTTCCCCAATGTGCCATCTGTTGAAAGTCAAAACCCTGTAGCTCCTCTGGCAGTTTCGCATCCTCTTTAACTCCCAACCACTTTCTCATTCTATTTAACTTACCAAGGACAGCACTATCACTAACCCATGCATAGGGAGTGCCCTTAAGTTTCATACTGGGATTATCAATAACATGCTGTGGTATCTTGCTCGGGAATCCCATAGCTTGTCTAGCATAAAGATTGTAGAAGTTACCCCACGCATTTGTTAAGTCAACATCCCCATGTTTCTTGAGGTGGCCACTACGAAACTCCATAATAGCTGACCGGGCACCTATTTGTGAGATCGATCTATAATAAGTATCAATAATATTTTTCATGTAACTTTCATAAGCCTCTACATTTGCCTTCCAACCAGGGAAATGTGCTTTCCTATGAAACTGACTTCGTGCTCTCTTGTTTGCCTGGAAAAAAGTTAAGGTAGAATCCTTCTTTTTCTTACCGGCTGCGATCTCAGAATAAGCCTTCTCTACTGCATCATATGCCTCCCCCATTTGATCCATAGGTATCCAATCACCAGTCATCTGATGGAAATGAATCACTGTTTCCCTAACTTGTTGTCCACGCTCCTCTTTAGTTAAGGTAGGGTCATTCATTATTTTTTGTATATACTTATTACGTTCTTTCATGGCAATTTTCCTGTTGCCAAATATATGTGGATAATATTGCTTCGTAGGTAAGAACTGTGTAGGATCAAGAGTAAAGTTGGTTCTTATTTTTTCACTCTTACCAAGATCATTAGTAAGGCTCATTAAAACCCTCTTACTAATCTTCTGTATACCATCTACCCCGAGACCAAGATCAATCTTAGTCCCGTCCCTGGCAGCCGCCTCCATGTCTTTAATAAACTTATTTCTCAACTTATGTAAGCCCGCCATAGTGTTATTATCTAGCGAAAGATACTCTTGAATTCTCCCCTCATCACCTTTTAACCATCTCTTAGTAACCTCATTCTGTTTAGTAATAATTTCATTTATACTTTCAACGATTTCTTCGCCAGTCATTACCTTCGATTCCTTGCCAAGTATTACACGATATTTCTTGCCACGCAATGTTTTCCAATCCAACTCCTTTGCTGAATTTCTATACGCCTCCTCATAGGAACGATTCTCATCTCTTGGCTTGAGGTATCTTTGCCGTGTCTGCACTGCCATCTCATACAACGCATTACCATCTTCGACGCCTTCTAGATATGGAATGAGCCTATCCCGAAATATCTTTTTCTCTTCCTCGTATGCTTGTATAGACTGTTCCTGCGCTGCATGTGTGATATTCTCAAGCTTATCTATAGTTGAAGTAGGAACTTCTGCGCGGCCAGTAATCTCATTTCCAAACTTATCCTTGTATGGCCGCCTTACTTCCATGAGGTCCATCTCGTACCTTAATAAGTTGCGATGTATAGCCTCTGGGAACATATGATAAAACCAACCCGAAAGCTCTGGCCCCTTGTCCTTGCTTACTTTCTGGAACAAGCGCTGATACCACGTACCAGTACGAGTTTCTTTGAAGAACCTATTAAGATTACGAAAGTCTTCAAGATTCATTTCGTTTAGGTCCTTATTAAACAGTCCCCTAACAAGGCCGTTTAATTTCCTACCTACACTATTCTGATAAAACTCAAGATGATCTCTAATCTCTGCATACAACTCAGCTGGCTCACCTGACAATGGTTTATTCTTAAGCCCAACAAAGGGAGCATACTCGTCCAGGTATTGCTGAGTAGTCTCATCATAGTCTGACGCCTCAATAGCAGAACCCTTTATCCTCTTTCCATCCCTATCAAACAATGGCTGTGGTCGATCGGCCACCTCAGCTTCTTTTAAAACTCTATCCTGTGTCTTCTTATCGGGAACCCTAGCTGTCTTATTAAAAAGTCTTTCATAGTGTTCCATATACTTTCTAACACTATTTTCACTCACCGCATCAGAGGCAAGGCCAAGCCGGCTTGTAGAAGTATTATCAATATTTTTTTTGTAAGAGTCTAATATATTTATCATTCCATCAATGTTATCAACTTTCTGACCATTATATTCGCCGGTCTTTATCATCTGGTCTACTGCCTTCTCCATTTTTTCTACGGTCTTATGCCTACCCCTATTGATACTACCAAGTAAAAAAGCATCGAGCAAATCTTGCTCCTGTTTATTAAGAGACACTCGACGATCTTCAGGAACTTTTGGGTCACCGTATTTCTTCTTACGTATCATATAATTTATTCGAATCTGATCAGAAAGTGCGGAAACTCCTACCTCTCCAAAATATTCCTTCGCAAATCCTTCTGCTATCTGTCTTTCTTCTGGCGTTTTTAAAGCATCTTCCTCTGGAATTTTACTCCTATCTTTTGCCATAAGATATGATTCCTGTTTTAGTCTCTCTGCGAATTTAAATATATCATATATCTTTGCCGGGTCCATACCCTCTGCAATTTCAGCTAGCCTAACAACACTTGCCATGTCAGAAAGGTCATTAACAATAAAGTCTTCAGCCATTCTCACGACTGTCCGTAAGTCCTGCTCCCTTAACTCCAGGTCTTTTTCATTGTACTTAAAGTTATTTTCTGCCCTAGTCTTCGTTATTCTACTAAACTGCTTCCCACTAAGAATATTCTCTTTATAGTTTTCATTAGCAGGGTCTAATTGCTCTTTTAAAAATGTCTCATCCCAAAGTTTATGCTTTATTACCAAGTCTATATACTGACCTCTTGGAGAAGCAAGGGTACCCCTTCCCAATGCCTCTCTTAGCCACTCATACTGACCTAAGCTACTATGAAACTCATCATATAATTTTTTCAAACGATGGAATGGATTACCACCTTTTTCAGCTGCCTCAGAATCATAGATACGTTTAAATATATCATCAGACCAGTCTACACCCTTCAAGTCCGTAGCAAGCTTAGCAAGGAATGTATTCTGACTCTCCTCAGGGATGCCATCGATTGGGTTAGTTGCATTATCTAGTTTCTCTCGTATTTCCTGGAACGTCCACCTCCTTTCTTCGCTACGATTTCTTCCATATAGCGCAGAGTTAATATCACCAAACTTACCAGCAAGGCCCATTCTTTTATGCTGCACTTGATGTCCCATTGGGTCGGAATTAAACTCCTTGCTAACTTCTCGATCCAATAAATATCTTTTGCTCTTTCCA